CCCCCCCCTTACTTGCCTAGTTACTTGTGCGCCATTAGTCATACCCCAGGGGGCAGGGGTGTACTAGTTGAGCACGCTCTAGCACTTAGTTGCCTGTCTCTAGGTCAGGGGGTAGCCCTCAATGCTTAGGTGACCCTTACCCACCCCCACCCCTACGCTCAGGGAGTACACCTAGACATGCGGGTGATGACCTTTTAGAGAGTCTCTGAATCTCTAGCTTGATTGACCAACACCCCACCCCCCCTATCCCCAGCACATCACCCCACCCCCCACCCCTAGCACCCCACCCCCCTCACTAGTTGTCTCTCTTATGTCTCAATGTCTTAGTCGTGTCTAAATGTCCTAGTCAATGTCACTCAATGTCTTAGTTAATTTTTTTTTCGTCGAGTCTCCAAGATTTTTTTAGTGCCGGGTTTTTTAGCACAAACACAACACCCACCCCACCCCCCTGAATTACCCCACCCCCCTCCCGCCAAACAGGAAACAATCTCAACAGGGCTGAAATGTAAGCCCATCCAACTCACCGGTCAAATTCAAAAAAACATACTGTTCATATAAATAATGTTTCCGTACAATCTACGTTTCGCGATTCTCCGTACGATTCAGGTAAAGCCCTGTACAATAGAGAAATGGCCTCCCTTTCCCCCGATGAAGTAGTTTTCCTCGAAAGTTTGCCTCGAGCAGCCTTTGAGTCAAGACTCCGCGCCTTGTGGAACACTGGCTGGTCTTTAAACTCTTTAGGCCAGTCTTTAAGGCCGCCACGCCCTAAAACAACAATCCACTTCTGGGTCCGCAGGGCTTCTGATGTGAAGCAGTTTCGTGCCGTACCTATGCCACCTAAGAAGTCTTTAGCGACCGAGACGCCAACAAAAAAGCCTCCCCGCCTGCGCTCAGTGTCCCCTGGGGTTCCGCAGGATATGAAACCTAGGCTTCTAGAGCTCTCATCCTTGGCGCGTCGCTATCGGTCAAAAACTTCGTCGTCCAGTCCTTTTGCGCAAGCAAATGAGGAGCTAACAACAATTTCCCTGACTCTCCGCAGTATGGGAGTGCCAACCGCCGCTATCGCTGAGGCTGCAGGGGTCTCGTACCGTGCAATGGCTAAGAGATTGAGTAAGAATCAAAAATGAAAACGTATAAGACACAAAGCGGTACCTACAAAGAGGAGGACCTCGCTGTTGTAATCTGGGTAAACCCGAAACACCTCAAAAAAGCAAATGCTCGGTTCCTTGAGACCATGACCTCTGATAGCTCCCCACACCCGATGGCTTTTCCGATTACTTCTTTGACTACCAATAAGATGTGGCGAAATGCTCGGATCGCTAACACCAAAGAAGATGTCTACGCCCTTATCGGGTCTACCGAACGAAACAAGCCGCTTCTCGTGCCACTCCCCACGGCAAGAGAGGCTTTGGACTGGACAAGCTTTTACGTCCCCACAGAGTATGTGGATATGTAATGCAGAAGACAATAGATATTTTCCCGGCAGTATTGCGCCTAGCCCCACCAGGTTCGCTGGAAAATATTACAGACCTACCGGTCAGGGGTGATGCCCCCGCCGGGACAAGAAAACTGGATCGAGCACGGGCTGTGATTGTCCAGGGCACCCTTTACGTTGCGGTCGACTCTCCTACAGGCCCCGAGGTTGTTTTTAGGGAAAAGGTTGAGGAGCAGCACCACGAAAAAAAAGTTTCCCATGTAAGGACAGTTTCAGGTAAGATAATTGTTATTAGTAAAGACGAGAACTGCGGATGCGGCTCTCGCTTGAGAGGCTGGAACCCGTTCGGCTTCTTAGTATCATCATCGGAGGATCCTCTTGCATAGAGAAAATTTAGTGCGAGCCATAGAGCTTGCCATTAGAATGAGTGACAAAGACTGCGAGCACCACGCTCTGTCTGAAAGACACGCTCACGAGTGCACTCAGTGCGCTGCTGAGATAGCTGTTGAAGCCCTAGAGAACAGGATTTCCCTTCCGTGGAATACGTCATCCTCGGTCTAGCCACCTACAGGCTTACCCGTCTGTTTACAAGGGACACAATTCTTGAGTCTTTTCGCAATTGGTGGTGGTCCAAGTTTCCCCCCGAGAAAAACCCTCTAGGCTATCTGCTTACATGCGAGTGGTGTTTGTCCTTTTGGTTCGGGTCACTTGTTTTTGTGTGTTATATGATTAGTACAGTAACTGTTTTAGTTGTGGTGCCTTTTGCACTGTCTGCTATTGCAGGCCTGTTGACCGCGTATGAGGACAAATAACTCATACTCCGCAACAACTGACAAGAGGAACAAGTGGGCATATACACTCGAGGCGAGTCTGATGACTCCACCCCGACTCCCCCAAAAGCTAAAAGCCAGGGCATCAGGACCTCCGGCAAAAACAGTTCCCGGTCTACTCAGTATGTAGTCAACAAAAAAGTTCCGCAGCCTTCGGCATTCTCTAATCTTTTCATTGCCAACTCTCCAGCGTCGTCTGTTCCCTATAACTACCCTCGCTCGATGACAGCGGCTGCTGCTCAAATGAAGGTCAACGACCGCGCTGAGTTTGAGCAGTTTAAGTCTCGCCGCTCCGCTTCTTCCAGCGCTTGGCAGTCTGAGGCCTGGGAATATTACGACGCAATCGGGGAAATTAAATACGCTTTTAATCTTGTTTCATCAGTAATCTCCAGAATCCGCATTTATTCAGCAACTGTTGACGACCCCAGCCAGGCTCCCATCTCAGTACACGAGTCTGGAACAATTGAAGCCAACCTTGCTTCTGCTGCAGAGCGTGCTCTAGCCCGTCTTAGCTCTGCGTACGGCGGACAGGCTGGTCTTTTGAGAGACGCCGCCTTGAACATCTCTGTCACAGGTGAGTGCTATCTCGTCCAGTTCCCAGCTCGCATTGGCTCCGGGGAACCAGAGTCCTGGGACGTAAGATCCGTTGATGAAGTCCTTCCTGACTCTAAAGGTAACTTTGCTGTAGCCGGACGCCGTGAGCAGCTTAGTGGCCAGGGGGCTTCTCAGGGAATGGGACTGTACCCACTTCCTAAGTCAGCTTTTGTTGGGCGCATTTGGCGATCACACCCTCGCTTTTCCGATGAAGCAGACAGCTCCTTGCGCGGTCTTCTTGACCTGTGTGCTGAGCTTCTTTTGCTCAACCGCACATTCCGTGCAACAGCTCGTTCACGTCTTAACGCCGGTGCTCTCTACCTGCCAGACGGACTTTCCGTTGCCGCCCAGGCTGACCCTAACTACCCCTTTGATGATGAAGATGGCATGGGCGCTTCGTTTACACCTGAAGAGGCAGAAGACGAGTTCGAAGAGCAACTGATTGACGCAATGACGACCCCCATCAGGGATGAAGAGTCTGCAAGCGCCGTTGTTCCTTTGATTATCCGTGGACCTGCCGAGCTTGGTGACGCAATCAAGCAGTTCAAGTTTGAGCGTTCCTTCGACCCAGCACTGGCTGAGCGTTCGGACCGCGTCCTTGAGCGCATCATGCAGGGCCTTGACGTTCCTAAGGACGTCGTTTCGGGAATGGCGAACGTTAAGTACTCCAACGCCCTACAAATCGACGAGAGCCTCTACAAGGCGCACATTGAGCCTTTGATGCTTCTTATTGTCGACGCGCTTACGGCTGTCTACCTTCGCCCCTACCTTATTGCTCAGGGGTACCCAGAAGTTGACGTAAACCGTCTTGTTGTTTGGTATGACCCCAGCGCTGTCTCTACTCGTAATGACCGAGCAACAGACGCAGACGCAGGGTTTGACCGGGGAGCAATCAGTTACGACACCTGGCGACGGGCTCATGGCTTCTCCGACCAAGACGCACCCAAGCCTACCGAGGTAGCCCTCCGGATGCTCCAAGAGCGCGGAGTTATCACGCCTGAGCTTACCGAGGCACTTCTTGGTGTGGTTGCGCCTGATGTCATGGAAGCGGTCCGTGGTGCCTCTCAGGGCGCTTCCGCAGGCCCCATCCCCCCTGAGCTAGAGCAAATACTGCAACAGGCAGCTGGCGGAGCCCCCGCAGACCCGGCTGCTGAAGAGTCAGAAGCTCCGGCAGCTCCCCAGGAGGAATCACCCGGAGCGCAGGCCGGGCAAGAGCCTCCAGGCCTGGGTATTCCCGAGGTAGCCCCGTAATGGCAGACCCAAAAGAGGTATACGCAGCTCTTCACAAGACTGAAGAGCTTCTTGCCGAGATGCGCAAAGAGGCCCGGGAGCTTTCTACTAAGAAAACGGGAGCAGGAACCCCGGCTCCTAAGAAAGATCGGGTCAAGGGGTCTAAGAAAAACCCCAAAGGTTCTGCATCCGGGGATAAAAAAATTACTTTTGACGCCAAAACTGAGACAGCCATTAAAAACAAGGTTGAAGAGCACAACAAGACCGCTAAAAAGGGCCGTAAGGCCACCACAAGGATGCTCAAGGCAGTCTACCGCCGTGGAGCTGGTGCCTACAGTACCTCACACCGCCCCGGAAAGACTCGCAATCAGTGGGCAATGGCTCGAGTAAACGCTTTCCTCAAGCTTTTGCGCTCTGGAAAGCCCTCCAAGGCTGCTTACACTCAGGATAACGACCTTCTTCCCGCTGCACACCCTAAGTCTTCAAAGAAAAGCGCTTCTACCCTTACTGCATCGGGGCTGATACCCGAAGAGCAAGCCTTAGCAGATGCTTTGGCGGAGGTTGTAGCAGTCCACGGCAAGTTTGACCAAGACGGTGACGGCGTTTGGGCGGGCTACACTCCCGCAAACGAAAACGAAGACGCCGCAATTGGCGTTAAGTGTTCAAACTGCGTTTTTTACCAAGGCGGAGACCAGTGCGGAATCATCAGTCTCAGTGTTGAACCAGAGGGCAAGTGCCGCTTTGCTGTTTTGCCCGAGGGGGCCGTCCAGGGAGACAAAGTCCCCCTTCGAGACCCCGAGTCTCTCGATCTTTTGCTTGCCTCTGCGGACGCTTCCGGCGAGTTGGCCATCTCACTAAAGGACTATTCAGAGTATAATTCTGTAGAAGAAACAGTCATCGCTTTAACAGAGGCTTCGGGTATGGGATACGACGCAGAATTTGCCATTAAGGCGGCTTGGATGCGTGCAGTTAGAAACGGAGAAGACCCGTTTGAGCGGGCAAAGCAGCTTGCGCTAAACCCCGCTGGTAGCCTTGATGTACACCTTCTTCCTGCAGACTGGGAGGACAGGTAGTGTCTGATAATATTCCCGTCTCCCCCCTTAACTATCACGGTTCCTTCGAGGACGAGAATAATCAAATTATTGACGCGGCTCTGGAGTTTGCACATGATGCCAACCAGGGCTATACGGGCACCCGGGTTGCCACAGACGGAGTAGTTCTCGACGTTGCCAGGCGGACTCTCCGGGAACTAGACAACCATCCTTTCTCTGTTCGTAAACATCTTACTTTGACAGATGTTTCTCACTTTATTGTTTTGCTTCAGAAAGACAAGGCTGTTACCGCCTCGGTCCAGCACACCGATCTTCTCCCCGTTGCCCACCCTCGGTCTTCCGCAGAGCACGAGCTGAGTAACCAAGATCTGTTCGCCGCCAAAGCCCGCTGGATTGCCGACGACCCGTCTATTAAAGACGAGGAAACTCGTGCCATGGTTGCCTCGATGCTTACGGCTCCTGAGGGCTCTGCTGAGCGCGAATATTACGCAACCAGGCTTGAGAACAGCCCCCAGGGGGCTATTCCTGTAAGAGCCTTGATTGCGGCGTTTACCGGCGGCCTAGGCGCTAACAAGGGTTACTGGATGCGCCAGCGTCGTGACCGTAAGGGTCGCTTTGCTTTCGAGGGCGGTGGCCTTAGTGTATTGGTCAAGGGCAGCACAGGTGCTGTTCGCAGGCTGACTGGTCGTACTGTTGGTCCGGGTGTTGGTGAAAAAAATGACTATTTTGATATGGAAGTTTCTCCCGGAAGCCTTGTCCGTGTTCCAGCATCTGCAACCGAGTCTTCTAAAGCGTACTTGCCTAGCCCAAACGCCCCGGACGGATACAGCCCTCAAAAGGCTCGGGTCCAAGCTGGCGACCCCGTCATCGACGAAAAAGACTTAATTCGTCCTGATGCTCCCAGTGGCTTTAATAAAGTTGCCGACGGAGCTGATGTCGACTCTCCCGAGGAAAAAGAGTACTATGGCGAAGACGCCGACTTTGGTACAGTGTACGAAGACGAAAATTATACTGTCCGGCAGTTTGACTCAGGGTCTTCCCCCGTTGCCCGAGACAATTTTAACTTGGCTCAGGAAGCCGAGCAGTCTTGTGGGCTCACCGCAGCCGGTGAGGGCGATAACTGTCCGATTAAAACTAGTGGCGCTGGTGAAAACGGAAGCTTTGACCCAGAGAAGCCGGTTTTGTTTGTCAGCCGTACAGACGACGCGAGCAATCCTGACATCTTTGCGGCCTCCCAGAGCTGGGCGGACACCCTAGACTACATTCGTCAGGATGAGCCTCGGTACGAAGCCGAAGATAGACCAGCCCCTTACATCAAACTTGGTGACCCGAGTAGGCGGGATAACCTTGACCCCACTAGGCGCGAAGAGGGCCCACGCGGCCCCGATAATAGAAGAGTCGATCCACACGGCTTTATTATTCCGGATAAACCCGGCCTTATTGATGGC